GATGAAGCTGCATTTCGTGAGGCTCTTCTTAAAGACGAATCAGTACAAGCTAACCTAACAGCAAGCCTATCTATTCTTCCTCCTGACGCTTCATTCGAGGAAAGACTTGAGTTTGCTGTAGGTGAGAAAGCTAGAGTTGAATCTTCTGCTCTTCTTGTAGGTAGAGCTAAAGTTGATGCAACTACTAATTGGTCTCAAGCTGAAGGTGGCTACAATACAATTACAGATAGTTTCTTATCTACAAGTATGGGTGCATTAGTTCAACGAGAGCAAAATGGTGTTCCTATTACAGCTCAAGATATAGCCAATCTTAAAGTTCAATGGACACAATTAAAAGCTGGTACACTATCTAGACCTTCTTATCTTGGCGATGACCAATGGAAGTCCTTCAGCAGTAGACTAGATCAAGTAGACAAGATGTTTGTTGCACTTGAGAAAGCTTCTTCTAATGATGTTCTCAGAGATAGCATGACTAAATATCTAGCTGATGCGCAGCTATTCTTAGTCAGTTAGGTGGTAGATTCGGTGATGTAGCTGAGGCTATGAGCAAAGCTAAAGTTATCGAACTTCCTAGTGCTAGTATCTTTGGACAATCTTTGTTTGCTCCTGGTAAACCTGCTCCTGGACCTAACAGTGCAGTAACTAAAGATGATCTACCTCCTGAGATTGCACAGAAATACAGCAATATGTCTGCTCCTGATCGAGTAAACCAGATGAAAGCTGATGGTACATACTCTTCTTTATTCTCGTCAGCTAGCATGGGTAATCCTGAGAACAGAGAAGCATTTGCTCAAAGGGCTATGTCTCTAGGTACTACAATGTTAAGTGGTGGTACAGATGAGTTTCTATCTTCTCAGTTTCTAAGACAAGGTGTAGCTAATCCTAAGTTCATTAGCTCGATTAAGGCTCTAGAACTTCAAGATGCTGACTTAGGTATGAAGACTAAGACTATTGTCAGAAGTGGTTTGCTAACTGAAAAGCTAAGACAGAATGCCAACTTAGGTTCTGTAGAAAATAGAATACAAGGTGCTAACTTCAACGAACAAACAGGTAGATACGAGATTGATGCTGAGTTCTTCAGAAGAAAAGAGGACTTAGCTGCTTTCAATGCTGACCTAAATGAGTTCTATGGTGGTGATCTTGCTGTAGCAGCTAGAGATAACTTTAATAAAATAGAAGCTAAGTACACTGGGTTTAGAGTTTCAGGTGCTAATGCTACCAATGTAATAAGACTTGGTAAACTTAACGCTATTCCTGAGGCTTTAAAACGTAGAGATGCAATCACAGTCATTGACCAAGGTATAGATCAACTAACAGATCCAACTGAAGATATACTAGCTCCTATCACTGAACCTAGTGGAGAGCCAGTACAAGAACCTGTGATGGGTCAAGGTGCAACTCCTCCTGCTCCTGTAGCTGCTGAACCTGAGTCTGAAGACCGTAGTATTCTACAAAGAATAGGTGAGTTCTTCCTTGGTAGTCCAGCCGCTGCTGCTGAGTTACCACCTGAGTTAAGAGACTTAGCTTTGTCTTATGCTAGGCAAGGCAGACCAGAAGAACTTAGCTCAGATCCTGCTGTTGTTTCAGATAATCCTGCCTATGAAAGCCTAATTAGTGCTGGTGTAAATGCCAATGAACTTCAAGGTATCATAATGGGAGAGTCTAAAGGAGATCCTCAAGCACAGAACAGATCGACTAAAGCATCTGGACTATTTCAATTTACACCTACTGCTGCCAAAGAACTTGGAACTACAGTAACTAAAATACGAAATATGAATCCTAAAGAACAAGCCGATTTATACCTCAAGTATCTCAATAGATGGGGTTGGAAACCTGGAGTTCCTCTTGGGTTAATGCAAGCTGCTCCTTCTTTAGCTAGAAACTGGGATGAAAGAAGTAGAGATGATGTAGTCTATCGTAAGGACTCAGCCGCATGGAAAGCAAACCCTGCTTGGAGACCTGAAGACGATGGTGACATTACAATAGGAAGTATTGAAGACTACTATGCTTCTGAAGCTCCTCCTCCTCTTCCTCCAAGGAGACCTGAGGTTACATCAGATGCACAGTTTGTTTCTGAGATATCCAAAGCATTAGCTGAGACACCAACAGAAAGACGAGTAAGAGAAGCCCAAGCTAGGCAAGCAGCTAAAGAAGCCTACTATAGATCTCTGAATCAATAAGGATAACTACAATGTTAGGTGGACTACCGTTAGAACTAATCACAATGCTAGGCTCAGGTCTGCTCTCAGGTATTATGACGCTATGGGGACAGAGTGCTAAGTCTAAACAAGATGCATTTCAAAGAGCAATAGATGGACTAGCTGCACAGTCAGAAGCTACAGATCTAGCCAGACGTTATGAGAACAAAGGCTTTCAAGTCACTAGACGAATCATAGCTTTGTCTGCTGTATTTGCTGTTATTGTTTGGCCTAAGCTAGTAGCTGTATTCTGGCCTGACGTAGGAGTTACTGTAGGTTACACTCAATGGAACCCCGGTTTTCTATTCCTAACTGAAGGTACAGAAACTACAACATGGCAGACTATGAAGGGTCTAGTGCTAACTCCATTAGATACTCATTTGCTTAGTGCTATTGTTGGTCTGTACTTTGGTGCATCAATGGTTAAGAACGCGAGGTAATTACATATGGCAGCTAGACTAGACAAATCCAAAATGAAGTGTAACAAACCTAAGCGTACACCTAACCATCCTAAGAAGTCTCATGTAGTTAAAGCATGTGAAGGAGGAAAGGAAAAGATAATTAGGTTTGGTCAACAAGGCGTGTCAGGTGCAGGTAAAAGCCCTAAGACAGCCGCAGAGAAAGCCAGACGTAAGTCATTTAAAGCTAGACATGCCAAGAATATTAAAAAAGGTAAGATGTCTGCTGCTTACTGGGCTGATAAGGTGAAATGGTAATGGCTAAGAAACCAGGACTGTGGGCTAACATCCACGCTAAACGAGAGAGAATCAAGAAGGGTTCAGGAGAGAGAATGCGTAAGCCCGGATCTAAGGGTGCTCCAACTGCTGAAGCCTTCCGTAAATCTAAATCCAAGGCAAAAAAGAATAAGTAATGCAAAAACTAAAAAGTAATGCAAAGGACTAGAAAGTAATGCCACTAACTAAAAAAGGCAAACAGATCATGGGTGCAATGAGAGCTACCTATGGTAAAGAAAAAGGCGAAAGAGTTTTCTATGCCTCAATCGCCAAGGGTAAAGTCAAAGGTGCTGAACGTAAAACTAAAAGAAAGAAGAGGAAATCATAATGCCATATTCAAAAGCTAAAGGTGCAATGCCATACAAGAATGCAACTAAACCTAAGGGTAAGCCTAAGCCTAAGAAGAAGCCAATGAAGAAGTAACCTCAGGCGTTACAAACTCAATTATATCTGGGAACACCTTGGCAATTTCAAAAGCACATGCTCTTGCTAATTGTCGGTGTTCCTTTTGAGTTGATGGGTCAGTCCTTAGTTCAATGTAATGTATCCAAGATCTAAGACTACCATTAGCAAACAACCTAGTTTTAGTTAATCCCTCAGGTAGTACCGCTCTAGCCTGTTCCTTGGCAATGCCTTTGTCTATAGCCCATTGATATGCATGTTTAGTTTCATGAGCTATTTGATTCTGCTTCATCTCCCATAATAACTTCAAATGATTATCGTCAGTTTCTATACTGTTCTGACGGTTTGTCTCATCTTGTAGCCTAGCCTCACGTCTGTCAGTATCCATTGAAGTAACACTGTATCTCTGACTAAACTCCTGAAAACTAAATGACCTATGCCTGAGCATCTGTCTAGATATATCTCTGGTGGTTGTTATGTCTAGGCATACGTTCACCATTTCAAAAGGAGACCAATGCTTGTGATTAATAAGATAGTGCATTAGCTTGTAGTTCTTAAGTCCTAGCATCTGCGACGTAGGATTAGATACACGAGCATAGTAAGCAATTAGATCAATGAAGTTATCACCTACATCTATGCCCTTAACTGTCCGTGTGTATCCAGCTAATTTAACTTCACAAGTCATTGGCTATCCTTTATCCTTGGTTATCGCCATCAATCACATCATACTTTTCAACATCGTCAGCAGCAATACGAAGCCATTTAACTAACTCATCTTTTGAATCTGCACAGACAGTAACAGCATCTAGAGTATGTGGGATTACACCATTGTCTCTTAGATCAGGATATGCCTCTACAAGTTCATAGATAACTTCATTGTCAACAGTCTTCTTTCTTGCTTGATAATGCCAACTCATTACTTCTTAGCCTCAGCCTCAGCTTTAGCCTTGGCATTCAGTAGTTTGATATCAGCAGCTAGATCTGAATTACCAAACATACCTAACCTATCAAGTACTGCATCTGGAAGCAAACCCTTAGCTGCACAGGTTCTTGCATCTTGCATTGTACCGTGGGCGTAGACTTGTCCGTTGCTATGGAAGTTACCATTGTCATCATAGCTACAATCACTACTGACTGCTGCATAACCTACACTAACTGAAGCTAGTAGACCACCAGCTATAACTAATCCAAATACTTTTTTCATTTCTTTTGTTCCTCTTTTTCTTCGTCTCCAGATTTTCCAAGAGAAGTTCTTTCCTATTTTCTCAATCTCTTCCTTTGGATATCCGTTTTTGATTAACCAGTCAAGAGTGTCACCAAGATAACTATTGTAGTTTATCTTCTTAGGAAATCCCCACTTCCATCCGTTCAATGGTTCAATCCAGTAAAACTTCTCATCTGATTCTTTTACTTCAGGTTCTTCTTTGGTTAGACCCATAACCTTTTCGTAGGCTTCAGGAGTCATGTACCAATTAGATAGTAGTGTCTTGATTGCATCCCGTATTTCCATATCATCAGGATTAGGATACTTCATCTTTCCTTCAAATGAGAATAGATCCTTCAGTAGTACATTAACTACAATCTCATCTTTCTGATCGTCAGTTAGGTTTACACTAAAGTTAGCCATTTGACTTCTCCATTTCTTCAGCTTCAATTCGTAGTCGATTAAGATACCACTCAGCTTTCATTAAGTCTTGCACTCGTTTGTTCTTATATCTCCAACGATGTAGATACTTCTTAGTGTTACCTTCGAGATAACCCATGAATGCTTCTTGGCTTAGGTTATCTTTTAGGTAGTCGATACATTCGATAGAACCATGATTGTAGTGAGGCGGTTTGTTCACCTCATCTACAACCGTAGGTTTCTTCTCAGGATCTGGATAGGAATCCCAAGTGTTAGACACCGCAGCTTCCTCCTGTACCTGAGATATCACAGATGTCATGGGTTTCGACATGCTCATCAAATTCCTCACCTAGCTTTTCAACGGCTTCAGTGTATGGCACAGATGTCAATGGTTGTCCACCCCTGCTACCATCTGGATAGCAAGTGAAACCTCGAAGACGACTTGCGTACTTAGCTAATGTCTCAGCGAAGTCAGCTACAGTATCCTCATTGTTTAGTTTACTACCCCAAGATGGAAGATTAATTGTAGAACTAATGCTCATGTCTACGTAGTCCTGAACATCAGCTTGGAATCTAATCCTGCGTTCGTAGTCAGAAGCTAAGTCCAAAGCTGACTCAACATTCTCAGGATCAACTCCGTATAGATCAATCAGTTCTTGTGCTGCTGAGTCTACAACGTACTGGTATACCCAACGGTTGCTACCCTTGAGATACCTGCGCTTGTAAGCTACTGCGAAGATAGGCTCGACGCCAGTACTTGTTCCAGCAAGAATACCAATAGACCCAGTTGGAGCGATAGCCCGGTTAGCCACAGGGGTAGATACAGAGAGCTTCTCCGCGAATGCCTTGCTAACCTTGTCACTAACTCCTTTGTACACCGAGAGCCAAGCATGTAACTCCGGCGTAACTTCGTACTTATAATTCCTTTTGATGAGCCATTCATGTACACCCATAAATCCAAGGCCCAATCGTCTGTTCTTTTCTCTTGTCTCATAGACTTTCTCGTATGGTAGGTGGGCTTTAAGTGTCCCACAGATTAAAAATTTTGTTGCTAATTCTACGAGATCAGACAGTTCAGATAGGCTTTCGATTCTACCAAAGTTAAGAGAACCTAAGTTACATACATCGCTATCGTCCTCGGATGTTACTTCTGTGCAGGCATTTCTAAGTGTCTCGTTTTCCTTATCAAAAAAGTTAAAGCTAAAGCCAGGTTCAGCAGTCTTCATTGCTTGTTTAACATTCTCAAGAAAGACTTTGCCAACCTTGCCAGTTTCATAGTAGTTTAATAACCATTCAGTATCGTAGTTGACACTGATGTTAGTCATATCCATAGGAGCAGGAAAGTTAAAGTCATCCTGTTTGATATCCCATAGTGTCTTACCTGTGTTACCTACAGGCATTGATCCCCAGTCCTTAGATGCAAGGAACTTATTAACGTCTTGATGTTTCCAGTTAAGACTTGCGTAGATTGCTGACCTACGAGATCCACCCTGCATAACTCTACGGCCAATCTCATTAATCATTTGCATCTTAGGTATTGGACCTGAGGCTTGTCCACCTGTACGCTGAATAGGTGCTCCCTCATGTCGATACACACTGTAGTCAATACCTATACCACCGCCAGTCATAAGGCATGACTCAGACTTCCAGCTTAGGTCAGCCCAGTCTTGTCTACTGTCTTCTTCAGCTTTCAATAGGTAACAGTTGTTGAAGAATTTATTAGGTCTTCCTGCGTAGTACAGATACCTACCACCAGGAATAAACTTCATATCAGCTATGTATTTAGCTAAGTCCTTACGTTCGTCTACTGGCATATGCTCACCACATACGTCCTCAACTAGTGTCTTAGCTAATGCTTCCCAAGATTCACAACCTTGGTGACGGTACTTATGATTGAATATATCTTCGCTGAACTTAGAGCGAAACATAGGGTTTAGATTTGATTTGAAAGCCATTGGCTAGTCCTCTTCGTCAGGCATTAAGTAGTCAGTATCTCTAAAGTAATCATCTAAGTCAATGAGACCCTCGTAAATTAAGAGCCTTACTATAGCTTCTTCATTGATATCAGATATCTCAACTATATCATCTAGACTATGACTCAAGCAGATTACTCTAGCTAATTCATTTATGTCACGTCTCATAATCTTCGTCCTCAATAGTCTGCATAAGATCATAAGGGTCAAAAAACGGAGTCTCTATAGGATCTATGCTAGTCTTAAAATGTTCTACAGGCATCATTGCATCTTCGTAGGTTTGATAGTGGATTTCAACTTCAGCTATCTGCTGTATGGCATCCTCTATCGTACACAGGTTTATCCACCCGCCTTCTTGTTCGTTTGGATTTCTGTATGGACCGTCTACAACCCAGTGAATTAAGAGATGCTTCATTAGTTTCCTCTCTCAGCCATTCTGCTGGTATTAACTTATCAGCGAACTTAAAGCCGTTCTTGATACACCAGTCAGCGTAAGTAGATTTACTACCTTTGTACAGCTTTGAGTTACTGTTGCTGAAGATGAACCTAATGTCTATGTCAGGGTGTTGCTTCTTAACTTCTAGATGTTTCCTTCTGTCAGCAGATACAAACCTACCCTTGGTCTCAAC